TCCTGGAAGACGCGATGAACGTGCTCGACGCGCTCCACGCCATCGCGTTCGCCCCCACCGATCGCCGCGCGTGCCGCGAGATGTACGCCGACAAGCCCGCGGCCCGCCTGTCGCACATCCCGAAGCTTGCGCCCGACTACGCGCTGCGCGACACGATCCGCGTCAACGGCCGGGCGTGCCGCAATCCGCTACGCCACCCGCACATGCTGACCGACCTTCTGAACGACCTGATCCCGGACGTCTTCGCGTTCATCCACGGCGATCCGACGTTCAGCAACATGATGATCGACGGCGCCGACAAGGTGTGGCTGATCGACCCGCGCGGCCGGTTCGGGCACGTCCAGTACTATGGCGACCCGGCGTACGACTGGGCGAAGCTGTGGTACTCGGTGGCGGGCGGCTACGACCAGTTCAACCGCAAGAGATTCGTGCTGTCGATGGACGGCGATGTGACGATCGAGATCGCCCCGTCCGGCTGGGAACATCTCGCGCCCGTCATGGCCGAGCGGATCGGCGAGCCGATGATGCGCCGCGTGCGGGTGCTGCACGGGCTGATCTGGCTGTCGCTGTCCGGGTACGCGACCGATTGTTACGACGCGATGCTTGGGGCCTGGTTCAAGGGAATGTACGAGTTGGAGGGGGCTCTTGCCTGACGACCTCTCCGTCGTCCTTTACTCCGGCATCGGCGACCACGTGATGTGGCTCGGCCTGCTCGGCCATGTGCGCCCGAAGTGCCGCGTCGTCGTCACCGTCGCGCCGGCGATGGAAGGACTGGCCCGCCTGTTCCCGGACGCATACGACGAACTGCGGGTCGAGGGCATCGGCGAGATCGAACTGGCACAACTGCGCTACGGCCCGACCCTGGGCCGCGTGCTCGGCTGGCACGGCTGCTGGCGCGGCGACGAACTGGCGTGGCTCCAGAAGCACATGCCGGACGGTACCGTGGCCGACGTGATCCGCGACGTGCTCGGCTGTCCGGGTGCTGCGCTGGCGGCGCCGAGGTGGGAAGATCAGTACCTGCCCGACGAACTGCCGCCGGGGCGCACCGTTCTGCTTGCCCCGTCCGCTCACACGGCGGCGGTCCGCCTCAACGAGCAATGGTGGATCGACGCCGCCGCCCATCTGGAACAGCGTGGCTTCACCGTGCTGACCAACGTCGCCAACCGTGGCCGCGGCTACGACCGGAGCCGGTTCGCGCCGACTCTCGATCCGGTGCCCGGCACGATCCCGGTGGACGTTCCATTGGAGCAGATCGGCCCGTTCGCCGAGCGCTGCGGTTTCGTGCTATGCTCTCGCGCCGGTCTGGCGGACATCCTGGCGCGGGTGGACGTGAAGATGACGGTGATCTGGCCGACCGACGAAGCGCTGGCCGAGTACCACGACCGGCACTTCGCCGCATGGTCGGTGCGGCGGATCTACGGCGGGTCTACGGCGGCGCGGGAGGTCCGGGTGGATCGCTGGGCGGGGTTCGATGTGGCCGTCCTGACGGATTGGTTTTGATGCCCAAGCAACCCAAATGGCGCGAGATCCTGACGCGCTTCACGGCGCAGCTTCGCATCGTCTCCCGCGAGGTCAGCGTCAAGCCCGGCGAGCGCGGCGCCCCGCTTGAGCTATGGAACAGTCAGCGCCGGATTCTCGACGAAGTGGCGCTCGGCATGGAAGCCGGCATCCGCAAGTTCTACGTGCTGAAGTCGCGCCAGCTTGGTTCGACGACGATCTGGGTCATCGTGCTGATCTTCTGGCTGGCGACGCATCCGAAGATGAAGGGTGCGCTGGTCGTGGACCAGGACCAGACCCGAGAGAATTTCCGCGAGGCGATCCGCTTCATCATCGACAGTATCCCGGCGAGCTATTTCGGCTCGGCGTTCGGCATCAAGCCAAAAGGTGGCGACAACAAGCACTTCATGGCGTTCACCAACGGCTCGCAACTCAACTTCCTGGTTGCCGGCACGTCGGAAAGCAAGGTGGCCTGGGGCGAAAGCTCGGGCTATGCGATCGTGGTTCTGACGGAAGTGGCCAACTACGGTTCGCCCGACGGTCTGGCCAACTTCGAGGAGGCGATGTCGGAGCACAACCCGGATCGTCTCTATGTCTATGAATCGACGGCCAAGGGCCGCAACCACTGGTTCAAGCGGTGGAACGCAGCACTGGCCGATCCGTACACCTGCCGCTGCATCTTCGTCGGCTGGTGGTCCAAGGAACTCAACACCATCGAGGTCGGCGATCCGAAATTCGAGGTGTTCGGCCGCCAGCCGCCCGACACCCGCGAGACCGAGAAGATCCGTCTGGTGCGCGACCGCTACGGCCACCAGATCACGATGGAGCAGCTTGCATGGCGTCGCTGGCGCGCGTCGGACGCCTCCAAGACACCGCAGAGCCTCGATCAGAACCAGCCGTGGCTGCCCGAGGAAGCGTTCGTCGTTTCCGGCTGGTCGTACTTCCAGGTCCGCAAGCTCAACCGCGATCTGGAGCGCCTGACCGCGGTCGCCTTCAAGGGCTACCGCTACTGGCCCGGCGCCGAGTTCTGGTCTTCCTCGCTGCAACCACTCGACGCGGAGGTGGATTCGATCCGCGACGTGCAGTTGCGCGTCTGGGCCGAGCCGAAGCCCGAGGGGCGCTACGTGATCGGCTGCGACCCGGCCGGCGGGCGGTCGGAAAAGAACAACTGCCACGCGATCAGCGTGTGGCGCTGCTACGCCGACAAACTGATCCAGGTCGCCGAGTGGGCCGACAACCGCTGCGAGACCACGCACTGCGCGTGGATGCTCGCCTATCTTGCCGGCAGCTACCGCAACTGTCAGGTGATCCTCGAACTGAACGGCGGCTACGGCAAAGCTGTCATGACGGAGCTTGAGCACATCCGCCTGATGCTGCAAGCAGAATACAATACCAAGACGTTCGCCGATCTTCGCAAGCGCGACCCGAAGGCGCCGGACTGGTCCGATTTTCTGTCTATGGCGCGGTATTACATCTATCGCAGGCCGGACAGCCCTGGCAGCGCCGGCTACATCCTGAACTGGGTGACGAGTTTCGACAACAAGCGGATGCTCGCCGGCGAGATGCGAGACAGCCACATCAACGACGTGCTTGTGGTCAATTCCAGGCTGCTGCTGGAAGAGATGATGGATATCGTCGAGGATGGCGAGAAGCAGACGATTGGCGCGCCGGGCGCGGGGCAGGACGACCGCTGGTACGCGGCGATGATGGCGAACCACGCCTACGTCCAGGACGAGCGGCCGGGCATGATCATGCAGGGCCTGACGTTCGACAAGGTGACGGACGACGAAAAGAACGCGCGCAAGAGCAACCACATCGTCGATCGGATCGTCGCGGAACACTTTCGCAACTACGAGGGCGGCGTGGTAGAGACGACACCGGAGCGGCAATGGCAACTCGATCGGAATTTGGCATGAGCGCATCCCCTTGGCACGAAACCATCGACGACGCGCCTGCGGTCGCGCTGGCGAAGCGGCTCGCCGTCGTGTTTACCGGCGTGGTTGCCGAGCAGATGGTGCTGCCGTACGTGCCGGCCGCGCTGCACGTGCCGGGCGGCGACGTGCTGCCGGTCAGTCCCGACGCGCTGGTGCCGCTGTGGACGCGCTTCCTCGGCGCCGCGCGCGCGGCGATCCAGGCACAGGCCGAGGCGGATCTGGAACAGGCGATCGGGCCGGCGCCGGAGATCGTGGCGCCGAAGTCGCCGGACAGGCTGTGGAGGGAAGAGCGTGGCTTTGAAACTGAGTGAGCACCCCCGCCACAAGGCGCCGGAGGTCGTGCCGTTCCATGCGGCGGAGCCGGAGCGCTCCGGAGAATGGGTGCCGGGCGGCGAGCGTGGCGAGATTTTGGAACTCGTGCCCAGCGATCAGGCATCACTTGGCGTCGGCACGTTTGCCGTGCCGGAAGTCGTGGAGGATGGGCCTGTCCCGCCCGAAATGCTGTCGCCCGTGCCGTTCCCTGCCGTCCTCACCGACCTCGCGTCCGATCCGCCCTGCCGCGTCACGGCACGCGGGACATGGTTCTTCATGGACCGTGCCCCGTGTGACCGTCCGGTCTACATGACCGCCGACCCGGACGCCGACCCGGACGGCATTCTCGCCATCTGGCGCACGACGCGGGAGAAGCTGGTCGGTTGCCGTGGCTGGCGCACCGTCTCGTACTGGGCCGCGGTGCTGACCCGCCAGCGGCTCGGATTCGAACCGCGCTACTGGCGCGAGAGCATGGCCGGCCCGCCGGGTCAGGCCGCATGATCCTCCCGGCTCACGACCGCTATCTTCCTGGCAGATCCGCGCATCTGGCGCAGGTGGTGGTACTCAACCCGGACCCCGGCTCGCTCGCGCGCTCGACCGCGCTGACACGGCTTTCGGCCGGCGAGTTCGACCTTCTGACGGCGGGCCGGCGCGACGAACTCGGGCATCCGATCTACTGGACGATCCGCCCGGATGGCCGCGCCGAGATGTGGCCGCTGCCGGATCGGCACTACACCGTGAACGTGCGCGACACGCATGGTCGCGACCCGGAGATGATCCGCAAGCCGGCGAGCGTGTTCCCGGTCATGGATCACGCCGATGCGGTCAACCGGCAGGTGGACGAGGTGCGGCAGCAGATGGCGGAACAGGCGGCACAGCCGGCGGAGGCGGAGCATTTTCGGGCGCGTCCGAGGCAGGAGGCGGACGGTGAGTAGGTTCCTGGTCAAGCTCCGCTGCACGTCCTGCGGACATCGGTTCAAGCGGATCATGTCGGCCGACGACGAGATGCACCTGTCCGACCTGCCTGATCCGCCATGCCCGCACTGCGGCGTGGTGCAGCGCAAGCGCGGCATGGACGTGGGCGCGGGCCGCGCTCCCGCGGTCGGCGGCTCGCTCGTGGTGCGCGCGGTGGACGAAACGGCACGGATCGTCATGGAGGACCACGGCATGACGGACCTGCGCTCCGACGTGCGCGAGGGCGAAACAATGGCGCCGAAGCTGCCGCCGAAGCAGCAGGAGATGGCCGACAACTTCTTCTCCGGACCGCAGCGCCGCCGCGGCTCGGCCGGCGGTCTGCTCGGAATGCCGGCGCGGCAGGTGATCCAGGCGGCGGTCAGCGGCCGGTTCATGACGCCCGACACCGTGAACCCGGTCGCCAGCCACCACGCCAAGCGCGACGCGCCGCCGATCAACATCATCGCCAGCACCGACCGGAACGGGAACGTCCGTCCCGTCGGGTGATTGCGTGCCGCCGCCGCCCGGAGTAGCCTGCCGCGCAACTCTTGTCGGACAGCAACTTGGCGGCCGGATCGCTCCTTGGTGTGGCAACCTCTGAGCCGGCCGCCACCTTCTCGCGCAGTGATTGAATGTCTCACGGGACGCGATTATCGTCCGGCGCATGTACATTCCGCGCCAAAAACTGCACCGGTGGGCCGCCGAGGTCATCCAGCAGTGCACCGCCGACCTGGAAATCCGCATCCAGCGCGGCGCGCTGTACCGGAACATGTACCTGACCGGGGACGAAAACGGCACGCCCCGGACCTACCCGAAGTCGTACGCGCACATCGCCACCCTGGCGGCGATGCTGTTCTCGCCGATGGAACTGAATTTCGCGATCAAGTTCCCGGCCGGATCGAACAACCAGACGCTCAAGGCGATCGGCCGCGTCGCCACTTCGGAACTGCACGAGGAAATGGCCGACGCCGGCGTGTACGACGTGATCCGCGACGCGGTGAAGTGGGCGCTGGTCAAGGGGAAGTCGTTCGTCAAGCTCAACTGGGAAGACGAAGGCTTCGCGCCGTACATGGTGCAGCCCGAGTTCATGGGCGTGCTGCGGCCCGACATCAAGGAACTGAGCCGCCAGCCAGCCTTCACCCATTCGACCTATTACACCCCGTCGCAATTCGCGCACGCCTTCCGGGACCTCGAAAACATCCGCGAACTGATGCGCGAGATCGGCAAGCGCGGCGCGCGCGGCCTGCCGGACCAGCGGCCCGATCGTGCGAACGTGCTCAAGCAGATCGTGCTCGGCGGCCTCAACCCGTTTCAGCAGGCCGGCAGTTCGCCGGCAGCGGCATCGTCGCGCGGTATCGTCGATTGGCTGGGCGGCCCGACCGCGACGTGGGACGCCAAGGTGATGGCGCAACTGATCCGGCTCGACGAACTCTGGGTCAAGGACAGCGTGACGGACGACTGGGCGACGTTTCATCTCGTTGGCGACGTGATGGTGACGGGCGACAAGCAGATCCGCAACGCCTTCTCGACGATGTACGACCCGGCCAACCCGCTGCGCCGGCTGCCGGAAGCGTTCCGGGAGAACAACCCGCTCGACCGGATGCACCCGTTCGTGCAGTTCAGCCCGACCGATCTGGACGGGTATTTCTGGGGACGGTCCGAACTGTGCAACATCGGTTCTCTCCAGATGCAGTTGAACGCGCGGCTCGACGGCATCAACCGGCTGCTGCGCCGGCAGGAGAAGCCCCCGGTTGCCTTTACCGGCACCACGGCGATGAACCGCGACCGCTACTCGAACATGGACATGCCGGGCGGCCTGTTCGTCGATCCGTCGCCGAACACGAAGATGCAGAAGCTCTATCCCGAACTGCCCGAGGGTCTGTGGGAATCGCTGCACGAAATCATCGAGATGTACGACGACATGAGCGGCATGCCGCCGGTGATGCGCGGGCGCGGCGAGGCCGGCGTGCGGGCGCAGGGCCACGCCCAGACGCTGACGCAGAACGCAAGCCCCCGCTTCAAGGAACTGGCGTTGTCGGTGGAGCGGTCGGTCGCCGAACTCGGAATGCTCGGCCTGTCGCTGCTCAGGGCGATGAACAACGACACGATGATCGCGTGGCTGCCGCCCGAGACGCAGAACGTCGTGGCGACGATGGAACCGGACGAGCCGGAGCTTGAACCGCCGGCGCCGGGCATGAAGCAGGTGCCGTTCCGCTGGGCGCACATCCCGCAGAAGGCGAAGATCCGCGTCGCCACGCACTCGTCCTCGCCGATCTTCGGCATGGAGGGCCGGGCGCTGCTGTTCGATCTGGCGAAGCTGCATGCCGTGGACGCGGAGGACCTTGTGGAGCAGACCCACCCGCCCGGCGAGGAAGAAATCCTGGACAGCCTGGAACGGAAAAAGATCGCCGAGGCGAAGCTGCTGGCCGAGCATCCGGAACTGCTTCAGCACATGGCCGGGCCGGGGAAGAAGAAGTAGGCTGCCCCGGCGGCGGCGTGCGGTAATTGGCTAGCCCCCTGGTCGCCTTCCGGGAAGTGCCCGTTCGAGCCGG